GTTACCCATTGATGAAAACTTTTCAAGATAGTAAGTCCGGCCATTAGCTAGTGTGGTCTTAGAACGCAATGCGTCCAAGAGCTCATACCAAGCTTGAGGAAGGAGTAGCCTTACTAACTCGCGACTGATCGTGTCGCTAGCATTGGACAAGTCAACTGTTGCAAGCTTGCCATCTATGCTTGCTTGCTTGGCCAACTCTCTGTGTAGCAACTGTCCTACGGACGCAACATTTTCGCTAGGTGGACCTGATAAGTCCAAACCAACTTTCATTAAGATACGCCTTTTTAAGTGCGCGCCTAATGCAAGTTGATACCCGACGTTAATGCTTGGTTCTACACAAATACCACGCCTTTTCTGATTATCCTTGGGAACGGTTGTGAACCGATTGCCACGGACTAAATCAGGAGGGCGCGGTGCCCAACTACCATCACACTCCCACATTGCGCGGGACCAGGCTGTTCTATCGAACATAGGCCTGACGATTGCGTAGCAATCATCTGTGACAGTAGGACGACTTGACATCTTATCTGGTATCGTCGTCAACGGTACCGTGTCCTTGTAGGTTGCGCCCTTCCCAAAAGAGGGAGTCAATTCTGCAGGAATTGGTCCAAGTACGTCAGCAATGAAATCTTTACAACTTTGAATGAAGGGAATCATCCTAGTCGCCACATCGCCTAAACTACCGTAGTAGTTTTCAGCAAAGGGTTTCAAACGCCTGTTCGTCTTGGCACAATCAGCTTCACACGCAAGGAAGGTCTCGAAAGCCTTCTTCTCAAGACTCTCCTGGAAACCAGGAAGGTCAAGTTTGCGTAAAAGTTCGATTGCTTGATAATCTCGGAAGAAATTATCAGCATCGCCGTACGAATTGGGATCTATAGCCATTGCAGCTATGCGATCTAACGCGTCCTCACGCTGAAGTGCATTGCGCACCTCAACCGAAGCCGGTCCACCTAGGTCATCTAGTAATAGAGTGACCACACGTTGAAAGTTGCTTTCGAACATGTCTTATTTCTCCTGTATAGGACCGCGTCTAATTAGGACGCGTTGTAGCCTTCACCCAGGATAGCCTGGAGAATAGCTGCAGAAACAAGATTGGCAAAGACCTTGGCATTATCGGCGGCAGCTGGAACAGGAATGTTCAGCGGCACAGTCGTGGTCAAGGAGAAGGGTTGTCGCGCAACAACCGTGTCGACACCACCGACACTCGAAACAATCGGAAAAATCGCATTAACCGAGACCGCACGACCCGTTTTCGGGCCGTTGAACTGGGTTTTTGTCGACAAAGCCGGTGCAAGAGTAGGAGTGGTAGCAGACCCGAGCGCGCGCCATTGAGCCAAAGTAGTGTCCCCAGACGATGGGGTGAGAGCTGTAAACAGCACATCTACATTAGCAGCATTTTTGACGGTGATATTGGCCATACTTGGCATAGTTATTTTCCTTGGGGTTATTTACCTTTTTCCAACAATCTGGGTTAAAAGAGCCGTAGAAGTAACGGCCAGCCAGAGTGAAGGTAGAGGAAGTTGAAATGATGGGAACGGAGGTTGGTTAACGATATCCAGCACACGCTTTCTACTTCTACCGCGAGCGGTATTAGTATAAGCGATGGGCCAGTAGGCGTTACCTTCCC